CCTTTTTACCGGATATGTACAATATTACATTTAGCTAATCTCCTCAATGCGTCGATCTGACACCCGACAACCCGCGACCAATCGGCAAAGAAAGCATCGTCCTGGGTCTGCTTCGTCCGGTAGCCCTCGCAGTATTGGCGGCCCTCGGTCTTTTTCAGGTCAACGCCGAACAGGTGAACATTCTTGCTCAGTTGGCAGGCCATATCGATAGCCGGAATGATCGTACTGATTCCGCACTGCAGGTCCCGGTACTCCCGAAACATAACGCCGTCGTTCTGTGGGTTACGCGATCCCATGAACATCCAGTCGGATGCGTATTCGGAATAAACCAGTGTCGTACCGTCTGGTATGGCCTCCTTCTTCTGCGACAGGTTCAGGAGCAGCATGAAGTGAGTGACGACGAGATAGTCCAGTTTGACCAGTTGGAAAGTATAGTTCACTCCGATTACAACCGGATAGAGCCGCAATGCCACCTTCGACAGATCGAGCGACGGCCCGGCCCCGACAACGGCGACCATCGGAAACTGCTTTTTGGTCTGAATGAATTGTTTATAATCAATCATATCGGCTATATTTTATCGTACCAACTTTCATCTTGTACGGGCCGTTTACGTATGGTCCGCATCGGATTACCTCCGACAATCGAGAACTTCCGGACGTTCCGGGTCACAACAGTTCCGGCACCGATCACAGCACCGTTACCGATACTGATCCCGTCCAGAATGATTGCGCCCTGTCCGATCCAGACATCATGACCGATTACTACCTCCCTGATATACGTTTCTTCAAACGTTTCTACACGGTTTCCTGAATCTTTAAATGGGAACGGCTCGTATTGCGACGGGTGGGTTGAGCGCTGGTCGGTTGGGTGCGTACCGCCTCCGATTGTTACACCTGGGGCGATTGAGCAGTACTTACCGATCCGGGCGTATTGGACATGACTTCCCCGACCGATGTAGGACCAGTCCTCAAGTGCTGAATATTTCAGCACTGCATCCCGGTACAAGTGGGTATGCCGTCCGATGTGGCTTGCTTCGATCCGGGCCATGTAGCCCAGTTGGCAATGACTCCGGTACTTCAGGTGCTGCCAGATCCAGATCAGCCAGAATGTCAGGGGTGATTTAAGTAGCTCTTTCATTACTGAAATAGTTTTTTAAGGTCAAATTTACTGTTCTCAAAGATTCGGATAGCTTGCTCGGCAAGTTCTTTAGAAGCAAATAATACTATACCATAATTGGTATTGGTCGGACAAAGACGGGTCGTGCATAACGATTTGTCGTGAAAGCAAATACAGTATAACCCCTCTTTTCCTTCGTTCAGCTTATGAGCTACTGATTTCAATAAGCCATACAAAAGTACTTTTTCGGAAATGGCATAGTTGGGGTAAAGCCCGTAACCATTTTCAGAAGAGTCCCGTATGGTTAACTTGCCATGATCTGTGAATGTAGCCACATTGTCTTTTACGCAATCTTCCAGCGTCAACTCTTCCGCTACTCTTTTGTAGCGGATGCCGTCAATAATCAGTTCGTCTTTCATTTCAATAGGTATTTTATCTTGTTTTTAAGTTCTTTGATCTTCTTCTTACCCCTCCGCACCGCCAACACTCCTATCGAATCGGTGTGCCTGATCCGGGTCAGCTCGTACCGGACGGCCCGCTTGTATTCGCCGTTAATCAGGACGACCGCTGTTTTACCATCAGCGCGTAGGATCGTTCCGGTCAGCTTGGTCCGGGTGATGCGTACCGGATCGCCGTAGGAGAAGTTGAAGATAGTCATTTCTGTTTTATTTTCTGCTGTTCCAATCGCCTTAGTTCCTCTTCGTGCCGGATCTTCCGTTTCTGAAAGTCGACCCCGGTGTAAATCGTAAACCCGATAACAGGAGTTGCAACACACCAGTTCAGCCACTTTTGGGTTTCAACAGGGATGAAATACTGCTTCGAGGTTGAATAGGCCATGAAGGCCACGTTTAAAGCCCCAACGCTGATCTCAGTCCGTTTCTTATACTTCTCCCAGGATTGGGAGTAACAGGACAAGGGAAGCAAAAGGAGAAGGCAAAGGACGCATTTCAGAACCTTAAAGGTAAAACCTTTCCGCTTCATCCTCGCAATCTTCAACTTCAGACCCCTCGGAGTGATGTTCTCGAAGCAATCCGTTTGGGTCAGCTTGCCCTTTTTAAATTCAATCGTGACGTTCATTTTATTGTTTCCTGCACGATGGCAGCATATTTGACGGTGTACGCCTCTTTGATGTGCATCGTGATATTCTCTTTTGCCCATTTTTCGGCCTTAACTTTCGCCTCTTTAGCGTCATCAGCTTCGACCAGATAGGTTCCATTTTCTCTGGATTCATCGTATCCGGTGAAGCCGTGTTTCCACGAAGCATGGATGGTTACCAAAAAGGTTGTCATGTTATTTTTCGTTTTTCAATTAAAGTTTCTTCCCAATATTCACAAAGGATGCAGGGATAACCTTTTGGGTACGGGCAGTCTTCACAACTTTGTTCTTTATCGGGTGTCATTGCGTATATCCTCCTGTTTTGGTGTTATATCAGCATTACGTTTATACTACGTTAGCCACAAGTGCTATGTTCGTGTTCCAAATCAAACTTTAGTGCTGTTTGTCCATAATTTATTTGCCCACGCTCTTTTGCTTTTTCAAAGCAATTAAAAACATGAAGTCCAAAATCAGGGTGTACACAATTTCTTAAAACTTGTCCAGGGCAATGGTTTCCTTTATAGTAAATATTCCCTTCGTAATTTATTCCAAGCCACTCTTTAAACCTTTCGGTATCTTTTGTAGTTCCAAGTTTGCTAAAGTTTTTAATATTGGGCATATCAAAATTATCTATTGGAAAATTGCTCCATATCAAATGCCTTCCAAGTTCTTTCGTTGGTTTAATCAAAGGCTCATAATACGGTTTTACATTTTCTACAACCCAGCTCCCATAATAAAAGTGGCTAAGGAAAATTATTACTTGCCATAATTGCATATCAAAAAAATCCGCAACATCATGCCTGGTTGCTTTCATCATTTTACTATGTTTTTGGCATGGAGGCGAAGCCCATATAAAATCATATTCATTTCTATGTTTTTTCAAATACTCCATAGCATCACCAACAATAACCGTATCATTCGGGTTGTTATCTTGGTAAACCTTTGCAATTTTAGGGTCAAATTCTATTGCCGTAACTTCGCAATTTTGCCACTTTAATCTATTGCCACCAAGCCCAGCAAATAAATTAAGAACTTTAGTTTTCTGCTTCATTTCTTAATGTGTTTAAATCTAAATGTTGTCCACTTGTATGAAACGTATCTACCCAACAATCACCGTCAGCAGGTTTATTATATCTATTAAAATACATTTCTTCAACTTCACGTAATAAACTAAAATAACTTTCTGAAAGTAGTTTTAGCTTTTGGAGTTTTTTCTTTCCCTCCCCTTCAAATAAATTATTACTATTGTTCATTTAATCAAATTTTATCGTTAATAATCCGCACCAGATGGCTAACACGGTATATAAAAAATAGCCCATGTAAGGTTCGTGCGTTGTTCAAAGTTAATGGTTGGGCTACTTTTCATATTATCACCGTTAGCTTACCCCCGCTTCTTCTTTCTCCTGATCCTTAATTATTTCACAATCCGATGCGTCAATATAAGTATTTAATACTCTGCTCTTTTGCACAATATAGATCAACTTACCATCTGAATCATGTTTTTCTTCCAGTACATCAAATACCTGTCCAACCCTATCATAATACCAAGATTGGGGATATTTTGGTTGCTTAATGATTTTGACTAACATTCGAGTCTCCTTTCTCTCCCTGTGGAGGCTGTGGAAGATTGGCAAATTTTCTAACTATGCCAAGTAACGCACCACTCCTATCCAGCACTTCATCGCAGATTTTAGCAACGCAAACATAATCGGCAGGATATAATTCAATGAGTCTTTCAAACACCTTTTCTGGTAATGCCATCTGTATCCAGCCCTTTCTTTCGGGAACAGACGAAACAGGTTCAAAGGCCGCAAACTCATCAATTAATCTTTCGAGTTTTTTTCCGTAAATGGCATCTTTTGCTATTCCGCCTATGACAGTTTCGGATATACTTTCCATTAACTTTGCAAGCATTTGTCCTGCAAACATCCTTAATGCAGTATCGTATATTCCGTTATTTTCTGTTTCTTCTCTACCGGGAATCTTTGTAATAGGTAGGCTTCCCTTGCTTTCGGGAAGATCATCTTCGAGAGGGCAATCATCAGGGATGGTTTTCGCAGTATTAATTTCTCCAATCGTCTTGTTACACCCACCATCATAATAAGTTGCACAATCTCGGCAGTTTTCAATCAGTATCTTTTTCATTTCTCTACCTCCTCAATTAGTTCAAATTCATAGACCCATACAAACGGGTTTAATTCCCACGAACCGCTACCATTTATGGATTCCCAAAGCGTCCCGTAACTCATTATTGCGGTATCTTGGGTTAATTCACAGATCCCATTTTTGATGTGTAGGTAATCCGGCCATCCTGCATTCATTTGCCAACCAAAGCCAGTACCTTCTGCAATAGCATCCTGTTCGGTAATATCCTGCAACCGTTCGCATCTGACGTGGGTAATCTTAATGAAGTACCGGGCGCAACATTCTGGCATGAACAACTTGTTTTGCCAACCGCCATTATATCCTACGGTTCGATCCATTACGCCATCGGTGTCAGAATATCTATACAGAATGGTTAGGTTGTGTCCTTCGCCTATTATGGTATACGGCTCCTTCAGGTACACCACTTCGCCGGTTCGGTAGCGTGCAAGATGATTTTCTGGATCGGAAATAAATTCAGGTGTAAATCCCTGCTCTAACCAATCTAATGCCAACCCTTTTGTAATCCTCCTGGTCTGTGTTTTCCGGCCATTAATGACGGCTAAAAACATTTCTTCTTTGAATAGGATGCCTTTCATTTCTCCCTCTTTTTAACTCCCCAAACCAGACGGTTCAGAGGATTATTTCTCTTCATCTTCAACCGTGAACAAAACAGTCTTTTTAATCCGGCCCCAATAGCGGTCAAAGTATTCTTTCTTGCCCCCAAGTGGATGGTAAATCAGATACCCTGGTTGGTAGGTGACAAATCCGGACTTCTGTCCTGGTTCCTTGCAGAAGAAGATTACCCTTGATGTATCTGCGAGGTTATATAGAACTTTCCCGCCTGCAAATAGTGTCGCTGTTGTATCAATCGTCAATTTCAAATAACCACTACTATCCCATGCAGCCTTAATTTGATCGGTGACAGGGAGTGTATCGGTCAGCCATGTACCCTTATTCATATAATCCCAAACAGGATCAGAATAGTCCTCCTTTTGGTATCTTTTCTTCAGTTCAGGGTCAGCCAATACCTTTGCTTTCCTGACCAAATAGCCCGGTTCGTCTTCATAGCATTTCCCATCCGTGAATGTTCCACCAAACGGCTCACCCAGCAATTCCTTTTTCCCGTCTTGAATCTGATATACCGTTATAGTAGCGTCATAGTGAGGACATCCCGGAGGATTTGTTGCGGGGATTGTACACCATCCGTTATTGTAGGAAAAATGAATTATGTAGAATCCGGTGCTGTCCTGAAAATTAACTTCAGCAGTTTTAGTTCCAGCCATTTCAAAGGCATCGTCTTGTCCGAACCCCGCAAGGCTCAAGGATAAGAAAAGAGTGAGAAGTAGTGTTTTCATTTATGTTTTAAAATTTGTCTTCCAACGGTAGCTAACAAAAAAGAGAAGGCACACAGCAATAAGCCAATAGTATAGTTATCGGAAAATATTGCCACAATTACAGCACTAACAATGCCACCAAGTGACAGTATTACTATAATGGATGTAAATGTATTTTTCATTTTTCTCCCTCCAAAAGCTTCTTTAGCACATCAATTTTTGCTTTATGGTATTCAATCAGATAACAAGCAATGATATCCGTATGGTCATAGGGCGCATTGACATATTGTTCCAGATCGTCAATCTCTTTCTGTATCTTCTCCACCCACCGCTGCTTCTCGGCAGCAACTTCTTGGGAGGCAAAATTGGTCATTGCGTCAGATGCATAACACTTTTCCTCGCCTTTATTTGTCAGCATTATATCGCCCAAACTGTTTTGGATTAGATACGATACTGCTCGCTGATCTGCTGTTAACTTTTTCATGTTATAAGATTATTGCGGCCAGTACGACCATTATTACTAAGAATACACCTGCAATCAGGCAACCTATCTTCGCCCCTTTCTTATCGGGGTAATGCTCGTTTTCGAGCCGTTCCAAATCGTTCATGGCTTCTTGTCTTTATCGTACTTCTTATATTCCTTATTCAGCAACCGATCAATGATGTACCCGGCCAGTATCAGCACAAAGCCGATCAAAAACCAGTAGTCGTGACCGGAAAAAGTCATAATAGTATCTTCGCTAAGATTATCATCAGGACAATCCCGATCATGCAGATCCCGGCAATCCATGCCTGTTGTCCAGTCGTTTTCATTTCAGTAAGATTTGTTCGATTTTGACAATATCATCTTCGCTCATAAACTGAGTGAAGTCGGTGTCTTTGTGCTTCACTTCGATTATTTCAGCCTCCGGTTGACAGCCCGGATCGTTTTCGCTCTGATCTTCGCCGGGTGTGTAGTCCCACCTGACCGTAAACGGGATGCCCCGGTACTCAATATTGGATCTCATAGGTTTGTGCTTTTGATTGTTTGATATCGTGGCAAGCCTTAACGGTGACATACAGGCACGCAACGGCCAGGAATATCAGGACGGCTCGCTCAAGTTTCTTTTTCATAGTCGATAATTTCATCGTTCGGGTATCGGTCGTGAATAGCCTGAAGCTGATCCAGTCTTATGCTTACCATTCCTTTTTTCTTTGCCCGGCCAAATAGCACTTGCCTGGTGTGTGGTTTCGAGTCGGACCAAAGCAGCTCGGACATTTGCGCATCAGATAGGCCATGAGCGGCCTGGATCTCATCGATTCTTATTCGTGCCATATCAATAGGATTTGTTGTCTTGTCAATTCAAGTTGTTTTTCAAGGTTATTAACCAGTTCGACTGTCTTGTCTGCTATCTCGGTGCAGATCTTTGCGTATTCGGGAACGTCGGTTTTACTGGCCGTTTCCCGGTTTTCTTTTTCCTGTCGCTGTGTGTCCTCGATTGCTTCGATCAGTTCAATCGCGCGGATTAGGTAGGGTTTAATGGGAGTCATTGTTTGTTCCCCGTATGGCCGGTAGGGCAGCCGATAAATATTAACGCCTCGGAATGCGAACAATAAGAATTATATCCTGCATATCTGGACAAACTGTCTTTCCAATCGGATGAATGTTTATCTTGTTATCGCAATACCAGACCTCATTATTACGATCATTCGCAATGATGGTATTATTGTGTCGTTTTTTACCAGAAGCGTAATCTTCAGATGGTAAGTTAGATCCAAATCCGACAATAGTCCAAACATCTTTATTTAATCCGGGGAACGGAATATCTTTGGTTCCGTGCGAGATCTCTCCGTTTACCATTGTAGTCATGTAGCTACCGTCTTTGATTTTTACTTTTTGACCCTGTTTAATTTTTGTTTCCATGATCTTGTGTTTTTAGTTTCTCTTCATCAAAGATAAACAAATAATTTAACTTCCAAGCATTTTGCAACTTATTTTTGCATTTTCTGTAATTATTTTTCCGGACCGAGCCGGATCAGAACACATCGGGCTGGTGGGTTGGGATCGTTCCTGGTATCTCATCCCAGTCCCGGTAATAATTCACGTGGTCATTGTTCCGAAGCTGAACGTCCTTATCCGCTTCGCCGTCGCGCTGTTTAGCCAGTTGCAGTACGGTCATATTCTCAATGTTCTGACCCTCGTCGTCCTGCTTGAATCCTCGCTTAATCGGTCGCGTAATGAATACGATCACATCGGCGTCCTGCTCAATCTCACCGCTGTCACGAAGATCCGACATTTCGTGCCGCCAACCTTTACGCTCTTCACATTTACGGTTGAGTTGACAAAGCAAAATAACTGGTATTTTCAATTCCTTTGCCAATGCTTTAAGCCCCTTCATAATTAGTCCGATAGCATCATTTTTCGTGTCGGCTTTCGGAAGTCGAATCAGTTGCAGGTAATCGATCACAATTCCGTCCAGTCCGGACGTTCTTGCCAACAGTCGTGAGTTTCCGACAATGAAGTCCAATCCGATACCTCCCTGTTCAAAGATGGATAACGGCCATCGGCTGATGATCCCTCCAGCTTCGTCATATCCGCAATTCATCGAACAGATCAACCGGTTCATCAGTTTTATGTCGGTCATTTCAAGGCTGAATATAGCTAACCGTTTCCCAGCCTCGCACCCCGACCGAATGTTAGCCAATGCGAAGGCGGTTTTTCCCATCGAAGGCCGACCAGCCAGAACAATGAGGTCAGCTTGTTGCCAACCGTTTGTCAAACTATTGAGCCGGCACGATGGAGTTGGTATTCCAAACAGTTGTGTTTTGGATTTACTCAGGTAGTTCAGTGAGTCGGTAATAATGTCCGACAGTTCACGGTTTTTCTTACCTACGTGTAGTTCCTGTAATCCGTTCACATCGGTTTGTACCTGGTTGATTGAGTCATTCAAATCGTTAGTTTCATCAAAGCCCAGTTCCTGGCTGTCACTTCCAACCCGGATTAATTCGCGCTTGATAAATTTCTCCTGAACAACTTTTGCATGATATTCCGCATTGGCAGACGAGGCGACCTTGCCGGTTAATTGAGTCAGATAGTAGGGCCCTCCGACCATATCCAGCTTACCAGCACGTTTCAGTTCCTCCATTACGGTCAATAACTCGACCGGCACAAATCGTGCATGCATGTCAAATATTGTCTGCGCGATGATACGGTTTGATTCTCGGTAGAATGCCTCGGCTGGCAGAATCATTTTTACCTGATCGATGCAATACGATTCAATCAGCATTGCACCCAGTACGGCCTCTTCCAGATTTATCGATTGCGGCGGGATCTTACCTAGGTTGTCTGTGTTCATTTGATCACGGTTTTTTTAGGCTGAATATTTTGGGTTCGATTGCTGGATCGGGTTTTGAAAATAACGATCCTTCTAAATAGATTTGGTTTGGTTTCCATTTGATAGCATTTATAATGGTCAGTTTCCAGTTAATTGTTTTGGTTCGTCTTTTTTTAAACTGCTTCCAGCCTGATTCTTCTCCCCAAAACGATCTATGAGCGTTCCATATTGTTTTGTCAATATCGACCCGTGGATAAAACCGTTTTTGTTCAGCAATAAAATCGGGATCATTAGCAAATTTTGTGAAGGCATCCAGACATTGTTTTTGATAGATCGAAAAATCAGTCTTCCACCTTATATCTATTATCTCTTCTATTGTTATATTGTTATTTTGTTCAGTTGTAGTCAGTTTGCGGTCTTTTTTGCGTAACGTCTCCGGTCTTTCTGTGGTCTTTTTTGCGGTCTTTTTTATTTCTGAATTTTCTATAACACATTGATACTCTTCGTAATTCAGTATCCTTATAGTGGTCTTTTTACTGTCGCTTTTTACGTCTATCATCCGGTCTTTTTGCAGTAACGTTTGCAGTCTTAATAATTTTGCCTTTGACCACCCCCAACGCTTCATTAGTTTCAGTTGAGAAGTAATGATTTCACCCCGTTGACACTCGATCATTTCGCCACCAAAACAAACCGTTTTATTTGTCCAGTTGACCATCATTAAAAGGTCGATCCATGCCTCAAGTTTGGTGAACGGTCGATCAATCGGATAAAGCCAATGGTTCATCAGGCTTCGGTAAACCGCTATCCATCCGTTAGAATAATCCATGATTATAAGATATTGGATTTACCAGAATTACATTCAAAGCAAAGACATTGTAAGTTTTGAAATTCTGTCTTACCACCTTTTGAAATTGGTATAATGTGATCAACAGTTAAACTTGTAGTTCTTGAATCAGAACCGCAAAGTTTACATTTGTAACCATCACGTTTTAGAATTGTAAACCGGAGTCGCCTTGTCATTTTTTGTCGCTCTTTTTTAATGGTTTTCTTTAATGGTTCGGCGTAACTATGTATTTCCCTACTGTAAACAAATTCATCATTGCGCCAAAACTCATGGCACTTTCTCATGAAGTTATCATAAGTATATATACCCTTTGAAATTCCATCTTTAGTTGCAATTTCAATTCCATTAAAAATTTGCTTCCCGGTCAGATCATCAAATATAACATCGTAAGTGTAAAAACACGCATTCGGTTGATCCTGAAAAAGCCGAAGATTTTTATTCATTTTAGTAGTGCTTTTTAAAAACAGGAACACCCCAACCAAACTTAGCCGCACTACTGGCATCAGAATAATCGGGGCGTCCTGTAAATAATGTTTTCATGTAGTAGTGCAATTTCATTGCTAATTTACTCTTTATTTCGATCCGTTGTACCCGGATCGGTTAAAATTTTTCTGAAGCGGAACGGGGCGGGCGGAGATCATTTTATCATTCCTCCCATTATCCCTCTTTTTATTTCAACACACCGAAAATACACAACCTTGATCTTTTCGCCGTATTGCGGATCATCCCAGAACGTATCTTCGATCTGAATCTTTCCGTGACGGGCATTGCAGCCCGATTTCAGGCTGACCGCACCGGCCTCTAATTGGGTATATCGCAAGTGATCGATCAGACATTTCCACAGCAGTTGACGGGCGACACTTTCGCGGGTCGTCCGGTTACGTGAACGTACCCAATCCGTTCCGGTTAGGCCAAATTCATGGCTAATCAGGGCGATAATTCCGGCCTCGTCCAGACCAATACCGGGCGCTGCGAATGCGGAGGGGAGAGGGTCAGGAGCAGTATGTTTCATTTTAGTATTGTTTCATTAATCCACTTATACACAGAGTCAAAGTCGCGTGCAATGAAATAGTACCCACCGCCCGCGTTGATCTGCTTCTCAACCTCGATTTGGGCCGGTGACTGTCGATCCTTCCCGATCTTGACCTCAACGGCCAGTTGCTTACCGTTCAGAACACCAAGTATATCAGGCGTTCCGCGCCGGGTCGTTCCGTACACCCACTTCAGTTGGCCGGCTGATACCTCCGTTTTTCCGACCGGGCGCATCTGGCCCGTAGTCGTTACGCGCGTGGCGAACCCACCGAGCAGGATGACATATTTCACGATGCACTTAGTCAGTCCGTTCGCGGTCCGGTCGGTATAATCCGCTGATGTAACCGCCGCATCGGGGAGGCCAGGATGTTTGCGCCTGACCTCCTCGCAATGTAGCTGCTTCAGGATTTGGATTGCGGTCATATCAGAATGGGAGATCGCTTTCCTTGTCCACTCCCGGTATCGGTTCGGTTTGTGCCGGATCGGACTGGGCTGGGGCGATAAAGTCATCAACTGCGCTGGCCGGTACGGATTCAGGCTTAACGTAGTCATCCGTTTCGACCCGCCCGGATAGGAACGGACCCTTGTCGCCCTGTTTGGGCCAGAGTGAGATTTTTAACTTTTCTCCGTTCCATTGCATTGTGCCCCGGTGAGTTGGGTGTGTGTCTTTTGTTCGGTTCTCGTTTTTGAAGATCGAGATGTCGCCGTCTTTTGGAATGTAAGCCATAATCTGTTTTTATTTAATTGGTTTCAACTGTTTGCGTTTCTTTCGTTCCCATGCGTACAGGCCATCCCGCCCGACCGGGGTAGGATGGTATGTATGCTGACCGATGCGGATTGTGATGGGTTTCATAGGAGGTTATTTAAAGTTTAAGTTTGCAAATTCACCGTGTAAAATTTTAGCCAATCGATCATATTCTTTAGCGGCTTCTATTTCATTTTTGAACCTTGATCTAATAGTTTTTCCTTTTATCGTTATCTGCATTCGATAAGATTTGGTAAAATTCTCGAAACATACTCCTTTGTATTTACTACTTGCTCCAGTTTGTGACCCCCTATTGAGCAGGTTTTGACCGTGTGTTGATATTCTGATATTTGACCTTTGGTTATTAAGTCCATTACCATCCTTGTGATCAATTTTACTTTTCCCGTTTGAAATTCCTAAAATAAAACGGTGCAAATAAACTATGTTATCTTTTCCAGATATGTTCATGTGCCTTCGTGCATAACATAAACCCGTATTTTTATTCATCATAATATAATACCATTTGAACTGATTTACCCGTTCATAATCCTCATCATCAACTAAAGCGAATTGTCCTTGAGTAAGTGGTATTTGTTTCATAAAAAATACCCCCAAATGAGAACAAAGGCAATCCGGTTGGTTCGGTATGAACCTGTGGCAATGTTCCCAAATGGGGGATTTAATTTTTTCATGTGTAACCGAATTGCGGAATAAAGATAATCAATATATTTCAGAACCTAAAATTTACATCCATCTCCTTTAGTTTATTCTCAATCTTTTTAATTTCCGCTCGTCCGATTTCAATTTCTTTTGTGAACATATCGCTGGTAAATATCCATGCAATCAATGGCCGTTCAGGACGGTTCGGACACCAGGAAATAAAATGAACTTCCTTAACATCATCACTTACAGCAAAATAGTTCTGTATTTGTGGTTTATGTTCAGATTCGACCCCCTCAAAAAACCGCTGTAAATGAATAGATCCGTTCTGTGTTGATTTGCATTCCACCACTATCCCGCGATCAATGTTAATACGATCCGGGCTCGCATGATGGATTCTGGAATGGTCAGATAAAATCATCCCAACCTTCTCAAGCGGTATTCCAGACTGCAATGAATACGCATCACAGGCAATCGGTTCCTGTTCCAGACCATACTGCATCTCATCGTTAATGTAGTCGTCCAGTTCGGCGTACCCGTTCAGGGATTCGTTCAGCAGGTCATATATGAGCCGGTTTTTGCGGCCCGACAGGACCTGACCGAATCTGACGCCACCGATGGATCCGGCACGTAATCGGCACCATTCCTCGCTGCGTTGCTCACAATATTGTATGTTCATTAGTCGATCCCCCTAAAATATTTGAATAAATTATCTCCCGTTGATATGTCGTTGGCATTTTCAACCTGTTCAACTTCAGGTTGTTCCTTCGGCATTTCCTGTATCGATTCAATCAGTTTTTTCATTTCTCCGGCGCACATTGTAAAACCCTTCTTGTAGTACCGAAATGCACGGCTCAATGAACTTGCTGGATAGGTGATTTTATTAATCATCAACTGCCTTTTGGCAAGGTCAATAAATGTAGATTCTCCGTGATAAAGTTTTTCCTTGTCAACAGCAAACATCGAAACGGTAAAATCAAAAGCATCAATAGTTGCCTGTGGTGAATCGAAAAACTTCTTAACCAGATCAATGGTTAACACGCCGTACTTGACTTTCATTCCGTTTTCACTTTCCCATTTTACTTCAGCTCCTTTTGCCTTGAAATAAATCGATGCTTTTTGATATTCGGTATCATTCGGGAAAAATATATCGTAATCAGTTTTTACTGGGACGCCCATGAAGTAATCCCTTAAAGCACCTCCAGCAATCCAGCACCTTATTTCAGCTATTCCCATTTCATTGAGAATAATCTTACCGTATCTTATAACGGCATTGTCTAACTGTATCATTCCGGTAGCATTTGAAGTTCGTTACTGGGTGTCAGTTTCTTTTTCATCTCATCCTTGACCTTAACCAGTGCAGCCTGAGCGGCCCGGTCCAGCGCGGTATATTCAAACTGCAAATTTTCAAGGGTCGTGCAGCCCCGTAGCGTGGCGATCTGGTTCGTGTAGTCAACGGGCTTTACGGTTCCGCCCTGTACGGGCTTGGTCGGACGGATGCGCAGACATTCAACCGTTTCGCCTGCAACTTTCGTTGTGGTCGGAAACAGCGTGATCCACTTACCGACCCAATCCTCAATGAACGGAGTGCCGTAAATCCGGGTGATGGTTTTCGAGTTGGTCCGGTTCAGGATCAGCGGCTTGGTTCCCTCGAGATGAGCGACCGTACACTCCTCAGATTTTCCGTTCTCGCCTTTGACCACTTCGCGAACTACCGAAGTGATCCGTACGGTCAGGTCGGATTGTACCATGTACGCACCGATGTAATTCGGATTGACCAGCACTTTCCAATGCGTTTTTTGCGTTTCCATTGTCTTGAAAATTAGTTTTTAGTTTCTCATTTACCGGGCCTCATTTGACCCATTCGATACACCAAAGATAAACAATAATTTTATAAAACAAGCACTTTTGAAAGTTTTATAAACTATTTTTAGATTATTTTTATCCGGCCCGGGCCAAAAAAGAAGGGCCAGATTTCTCCGGCCCCTCCGTTCACCCTCCACAAATCACACTCCTATGTCATGTCGATCATCGGCGTGAAATAGAGGTCTGATTCAGCTTTACGGCGTTTAACCAATCCCGAAGATCGCTTACCATCCGCATTGACCCATTTGACAAACTCGTACCGGATAGCCGGATCGTTCGGGTTCACGTTCAACTTTTTCAATAGTGTTGACCGCTTGAGCGCACCCGTACCCAGGTTATAGCAGAAACTTGCAAGCGAATCGTATTGATTCTGATTGATCGGTTTCTGTAACAGCTTATTCATACGTAGCTCAATACCCCCTAATTCTTGTTTTAAGAGCGTTTCAGCCTGTTCGGGTGTTATCGCAGCAGTTAGTAGCCATTGCTCGGCTTCGGTGTCGATTAACGTACCGTAGCCAATCGTAGGCAGTCCTACGGAGTCCAGATACATTACTGGCCTGAACCCCTCGAACTCTTCGATCAGGCGGATGCCGTTAATGGAGGTTTTCATCAGACCAGTTCCGGGTGCTTCAGTGCCTTGATCTTTTCGACCAGGATCTTAACCTTAGCAATCGTTGCAGAGGTTGACAGCATAGCATCGACGCCAGCCGCAACGACTTCGGTCACGTCTGCATCCGGGAGTTTCAGCTTGTCTTTTACGAACGCAACGACTTCTTCGTTTTCTTCCGGGGTCAGATCCAAAAATTCCTCGTCAACCATCGGCAAGGCTTTCACCATGCCGGGGATCTTCAGCAGATCATCCACGAACCGAAACAGATCAGCCGGGATATTAAATTTACCATCAGCGAGGGCTGCCTCAAGGTCAACCCCTACGCCACAGATTGGGCCGATTACGGCCTCAATGTTCTCAATTCCATGTTCATCAGTCATTTTGTTGTGTATTAGGTGAAAAAACTATTTAGTAGTGAATTTTGTCGATCCTTTGATGGCGACCGATACGATAGGCACGATCTCCCGGAGGATAGATTTGTACGGTTCCGGTACGAAGATAGCCGCTATCTGGGCAGCCGGGATGATCCCGTAAATAAAGATATTCCCCACCTTTTTCCAGAAGGGATGATCGGGCTTTTTTCGGGCTTCGTTAACCTTTTCGACCCGGGTTTGAATTTTCTGAATGGTTGTCATCTTTTTAGCTCCCTGATTAGGTCAGCCTTGAGGATTTGAATATCATCTTTTGTGGCTAACCGAAGTTGGTTGTACTCAAGCGTTTCGATCCGTGCCGTGTTGCTCTTGATCTGCGGATCAATTTCGGCCTGTTTAAGTTCGATTTTTTGAACTGACTCCCGTAACCCATTGGGAGCGATGAATGACAGTAGGATTGCCGTTAACAATGATGTGGCAATAATCACAATGAACTGCTTCAGGTTTGTTTTAGCATTGTCGCTCATTTTCATATGGTTTAGGCTGGACAGACACAGTTTCCAGAGCCGGTTAATATCCAATATTGATTGAAAACGTATGTGTACCATTTTTGCCACCCAGCCATACACATATTGTTCCGGGTAGTAATCAGACTATTCCAGTCATCAATACCGAAAAAGAAATCTACGTGTTGGGTGTCCTCGTAACGAGTCATCACCAACTTGTAAGCCCATTGTTGTGCCATAGTTATTTTTTGTCTATGGTTTCGGAAATCTTGAGCAGTAGTGCCCGTTCGTTCACCAACCTTTGCAAAGCCAGTTGATTGGCCCGGATCGTTTCTTCAGCCTGTTTCCGGGGCTTTTCTCTTTGCATCATTCCTCTGTAATAGACGTACTGTGCCTTAACAGTTTCATTGGCAAAATTTGTACTTTCCTCATTATCCTTGAGGAGGGAGGTCAACTCTTCCATTGTGATGTTGACCGATAGCGTGTCAGGAATAATTACGCTGACATAATTCCTTTTGACTGAATCCCGGCTTACTGAATCAACCGTTATGGTCTGGCCCATGCAGGACAGGCCGATGAGAAAGATGAGGGTGATGAGTGTGTTTTTCATATTATTTTGTGAGTTTAACGATCATGATTCCGGGCCAATTTACGAATTTTATATCAGTTGTATTCCGCTGATAAAGTGGTTTAGCCCAATATCCGGCATCCTTCAATACCAGACTGTCTTTATAGAGCTTGTAATCCCGACAAAGGATTGAACCGTGATCTTCAAGAGTTACGCAATAGTTCATCCTGACGGGTTCCTTCAGGTGTGCATAAGGATTGCAAGCAGCGAGCGAGATGAGTGTGAGGAAGAGTAGTTTTTTCATATTACTCCTATAATTTTGATTTTTTTTGGTGCAGGAGGCGTGGGAGTAGTATGATAGTATATTGTTAATATTGGATTGAGTGTTGAATGGAAAAGATAAAAATAAACCGAACTTTCTACCCCACAACTTCTGTCAACTGGATTACACATGATAGAAAAACTCATATAGGATGGGTATTTGTAATTTTCCCTAATATATTCATTATCTAATTTATAGGTATTCCATCCAACAGAAACATAATCCGTTACTGGAGGATAAATATGAGAAATTTGAGGTTCTACCAAATCCAAAATATTAAATTTTAGGTTTGGATTGCAAAACATACTCATCCCAACATTTGCACTCGTAACAGGACAATATAAGGCGATAAACACAGAATCAATTATTACATCTGGTGTTAATAGAGCAACCGAAAACATGATATGGATATCCCTTATTATTGGATAGGTAAAAACTGGATCAATAACGCAATAACTTTTGTAACTCAGGCGGGAGCTGTCGGCATTAATGTCAACTCTGGTCCTTACCCAATTGTTCTCATAAATTACTTCTGAATCGGTTAATCCTACACTCGAAAAACTTTGGCTATTGAGCGAAAGTGCAAGAAAAAGAAAAAATAATATGAATGATAATTTTTTCATTTTGTAAAATCAAGCCTTAAATCAAGCCCTTTTCTCCCAGATCCAGAATAGGTTATATCCACAGTAAGTACATAACCCTCATACATTGTTGAATAAGCAGGGTTTATCTCGGTGGGACCATCTGTCGGATCATAATAAGACCTTGAATCATAGTAAGCATTTTTAACATATAATTCCGAACTTAATACATCAGAAAATGCCATTGTTTCAGGTCCAGCAGACCGCCTGATCTGAATAATAATATCTCCACCATTTGCAACATAGGAATGTCCCTCCACTTTTGCAATTCTCCATCCTTCTAATCCGTAAGGAATAGATATTCTTGCTATGTCGGTTCCGGCTGTCACATCGGTCGATGGATCATAAATTTGCAACAAAATTGATTTATAATTAGCAACAATAGACCCAACATAAGCTGTTATTGATGAAGACACAATATTTGCAATTACCTGATACCCAGTTGCGGTCAAATGAACTCCATCAGCCAGATAATAAGTTAAATTTTCATGCGAAGTGGCGGTATTAAAAGGAGAAGTATTACCAAGATTACATAAGTAATCGGCAAATCCCGTCCAGTTATTACGAACCAAAGTATTAAAGGCCAGTCTTCTGGTATCATCTAAACTGGCATCAGTGCAATTTATTTCCGTGCAAACAATGACTTTCCACCCTTT